GAGCAAACAACTGATTTGGAGCAGTGGCACGTACGAACCACATCCCCTGTTGACTGGTAGAGCTCCCGGTCTGGTAGCCTTGCAGTATGGTTACAGTTGAGGCGCCAGTATTAAAGGAACCTGGGCCCGTACTCGCATCAAGGATATTGACACTAACCTGGTATACACCAGGTAGAGGAAACTCAATTCCGTTGTTGACCCTGACAACATTAAGGTTGCCAGAGATGATGTAGGTTCCAGTACCATTGGAAAAGATTGCATTCTTGTCCGTGACACCACCAATCTGCAGATCTTTAGATGGGCAGGAGGCTGGTTGAGGTGTGTTGAGTTCGATGATGTAATTCACGAAGATTTCTCCGACAATTGCAGTAGAAGCTGTGTTACTGACTCCTACTAACAACTTGCCAGCATCATAAGTCTTTTTATCTGAAGTGCTGACTGTTCCTACACGAGTAAATTTCTCGGGAATGTTTTTCACCGGTAAATTTAGAGAGGACCATACAGCACCCTCAGATGCACCTGCATATTGAAAAAGTTCAACTTTAGAAGTCGGATTTTCATCCAGGACATCGTAATCAAAGGCCATGGTTACACGACCTCGTTCACTGGTAGCAGCAATATTGACATACTCGTATGACATCCGAGTAACTTTGTATTTCTCAAAGGACGGAGCAATTGATGAAAGCCAAGGAAAAGCTGTTGATAAACCAGGATTGATTTCGTATGATGAGACGTCGAAGGTAGTACTACCTGATATTTCACCAAGGTACTCCCTGTGTTGAATAGTTAATCCACCGTTGACGTTAGCAGAAGAGCGCATTTGCGCTCTAGTTCCTCTAATGCGACGATTAATAGCTACTGGAGCAGCTTGGGGGGCACCCATAGAGTTACTACTACCACTATACATCGAACGAACTGAGTTCATGATCGATCTTCTGGCTCCTTTAGTTTTGCTAAGGAACCAACGTGTGTTAGAAACTGCATTAGCTGCTTGTTGTAGAGTTGACGCACCAGCAAGAACCCCCCTAACAGCAAGAGGAAGAAAACTAGCTTGAGGTTGATATGGGACAATAGCTGTGGACATAATTTAATTATGAATATGAAAGCAGGAAATGTAAAAATAAAAATGTATTACGCTACAAATATGAATGTTTTTACTCACCCGCGATGACTAATACGCTAGCCATCTACTCTGATTAGGTCAGACATAAAATCACCGCTACTGAAATTAGGATCAGTTAGTCTTATGTTATTTATGCCCTGAAGGAATGACTCACAACTAGTGCCGTAGCGCTCTTCAAAGAAGGCTATGGTTTCCGAAGTCATTTCATGAACACGAGTGCAATGAGTAGTGTATGGGTTAACCAGGTAGGTTGCTACTCCCTTCAAGTCATACTTTTCAGTGTATTCCTTTACTCCTGGGACGAAGTGACCATCCTGCCATATACCTTTCATATAGCCTCTATACTGTTCTTTTGTTAACTTACGGATTCCGAATCCAAGCTTTGGCAACATTCTACCGGGCTTTGGACCCAAAACCAAGCCACTTGCTGTTGGCCAGAACAACTTTGAACAAAAATCAATATCACATACCTTACTAGCGATTTTGCATTTCGACTTAAATCCATACTTCAAGTATGCTTTGATTATATTGTCCTCAGCTAACTGTTCTTTCCTAACCAGTTCCTTCAGCACCTCCATGGAAACAATACCGTTAATGATACTGTTACCACAAGATGTGTTGGGATCTCCCGATTTCCTTCCGCCTTTCCTAGAATATTGAATTCCATG